CGCGCTGGATGGCCCCGCGGGCCTCCAGGGCGGCCAGGTGCTGCCGCGCCCTGGTGTCGCTCAGCTTCGCCCTGGCGGCGATCTCGCGCGAGGTGGGCGGATAGCCCAGGTCGGCGGCCAGGGCCTGCAAACAGTCAAATACGGCGGCTTGGCGGGGCGTCAGCATGGAGGCAGGGCCTCCATGCTGGAACAGGTGAGCAAGGGATCAGGTGAGCAGGCGAAGCACGGCTTTGGGGGAAGATCGGCGTTTCTCCTGTTCTCCTGTTCTCCTGTTCTTTTGCTTTCCTGCTCAATTGCCCTCCTGCTCTCACGCGCCCACGCGGGCGACATGAGCGTGCCGTGGATCCGCTGGCAGGCGGCGCGCTTTTGCGGCGGGATGCCCAGGTGCTGGCCGCAATGGTCGCACAGCGCCCGGGTCTGCCGCGCGGCGAACTCCGGGTCCCAGAGGTCCGCCAGCCGCCGGGTCCGCACGGAAAGGCCCAGAATGCCGTCGATCGCCCCGCCCATGCAGCAGACGGTATAGCCGCCCGAGTCCACGCTGATGCCGCAGTCCGGATCGGCGAAGCAGGCATGCGTGCCGCACGGCTCGCGGGTCTCGCCGAAGTCGGCCGGGGCAATAAAGATGTCCCGGACCGGATGGCTGGCGTTGCCACGCTTGACGGTGCCCCACTGGACGATGGCCAGGCCATGGTCCTGGACCAGCGCGAGCAGCTCCTTCGCTTGCGCTGAAAAGCCGTTGGACCAGATTTCGACGCGGTCCGAGCCGGCGAAGGCCGAGGCCAGCTTCACGAACTCAAGAAAGTCCGGGTGCAAGGTGGGCTCGCCGCCGATCAGCATGATGCGGGGGCGGTAGTCGAGGTCCGCCGCCTGCCGGCAGAATTCCCGCCCGTCGTCCACGCTCATATCCGGCGTTTGCGGCGGCAGGAAGCAGGCGCGATTGCAGTTCGGGCAGGCCAGGTCGCAGCGGTAGGTCAGGTGCCATTCGGCCTTGTCGGATCTTGGTCGATAGTCGGGCATGGAAAAAAGGAAGGGATTAGGGATTGGAAATTAGGGATTAGGAGACGTCCGCTTTCGCGCCAACATAAAAACGCAATGGCCGCGGGGCACGCCGGGCGCCAGGCGGTCCATCGCCTGCCGGAGTTCCGTCGGACATGGGAGGTCCTCCCACACGTCCCGGGTTTCGATCCGCTCGACGCCGAAGCCGGCGCGACGAACGAAATGCAACAGTTCCCAATAGCCGAGTTCGCGGATGTGGCCGTTGCACCAGCGGGGCGAGTCGCCCTTTACCAGACGCCAGGCGCAGCCGTACTGATTGGCGTTGGGCGTGGTAAGGAAGAGCCATCCGCCCGGCTTCAAAATGCGGTGGCATTCGCTGAGCAGGTTATGGATCCCGGCGTCGTGGAACATTTCGCCGTCGCAGTCGGCCGGGTCGTCGATGTGCTCGATGGTCTCCATGCAGAAGATGCCGTCGGCAATTTCTGCGGCCAGGGGCAGCGGATAACGCAGGTCGCTTTGGCCCGTGCTGCGCAGGTCGATGGGAAAGAGTCGCCGGGCGGCCAGGTCGAAGGGGCAGAAGCCGCGGCCGGTCTGGTAGATTACGGCCCCGGGCAAAAGCAGCGGCTCGATCCATTCCAGCGATACGGCGTAACGGCGGGCATGTCCGCCGCATTCAGCCGCATCGAACTCTTCAAGGTATTTCATAGGGATCTCCAAAACGTGGGGCGTGGGCCGTGGGGCGTAGGGCGAAAAACGCTCCACGCTTCACGCATCATGCTTTACGATTCTCCTCCGCGCTCCCAGGGCCACGGGCTCCGGTTCAACCATCCGCTCGCGCAGCTCGGCGATCGGGATCTCCGCCAGGCGGACTTCCTGATCGAGCCACCCATAGCTCACCAAGAGATTCTCACCCCGCACGATCGCCCCACAAGGGAAACAGGCGGAGACGGCCACGCCGATGCCGGGGGCCGTCCAGGGCCAGTTGCCCTCGGCCACGTTGCCGGCCAAAATCGGCTCGGGGGTGATCGCCGCCAATCCAAAGTCGTCGGTGAAGGCCAGGCAGCCGGCGTAATAGACCTTCGATTCTTTCCCGGTGTCGGGATCCCGGTCGAAGCGGGCGGAATGAAAAATGGAATAAAAGACGTCCCCAACTTTCACCGGCGGCGCGCCCCCGCGGATCTCGCCATAATCCCAGGAGATTGAAGGGCCTTTGTGCGCCAGGCGCATGCCTTCGGACGTCCGCTCCAAAATGGTCCAGGGCGCATGGTGGTAGATGCAAAGTTCCCGGCCGTCGGCGATGAACGGGGCCCAGTTCTTCTGCTCGTCGACGGCGAAGGCCCGCTGCACGACGCGGACGCCCTGGCCGTCGTCCAGGTAGCGAAGCTGCTCGCGGCCATGCACTTTGCCGGCCTGGTCGATCTCCGCGCGGAAGATGGCGCAGTGGCCCGGCCCCAGAATGCCGGCGTAGTAGAGCACGATCCGATCGCGGAGCGGGTCGTAAATGGCCCGCGGGTCCTCGGCCTTCAGATGCGGATCGGACAGGCCGAAGAGCGGATGGGGCGAGTGCACCTGGCCGGCGGCGTCCATTTCCAGGCGGAAGATCATGCAGTTGCCGCGTCCCGCACGGGCGAAGCACCAGGTTTTCTGCCAGGCCTCGACGATGCCGGCGTTGAGCCAGTAGGTGTTGTGGGGGAAGGGGTTTCGAGGCACCAGGACGCGGCCGGGGACGTTAAGTTCGGACATCGGAGTAGTTTTCAGTTTTCAGTTTTCAGTTTTCAGCGGGGGTTAATCGCGTAGCGATGGCCCGATGGTAGCCGTGGGTTTCAACCCACGGATCAGGCGTCGCTGCGCGACGCCGTTTCGGCGCGGGGGTGGCGTCGGTCATTCAGCCGTCGCTGCGCGACGGAACAAATCGGCCGGTTTTTGGACCGTGGGTTGAAACCCACGGCTACCGTCAATGGCCGCTACGCGGCCCCACGGCCTTCAGGCCGTGGCGGCGGCTTCGCCGGCCGCGGCCGTGCCCGTGCCGGCGCCGGCCGGGTCGGCGTATTCGGCCTGCTCGACGTAGGGGTTCCTGGGGAAGGCGCGGCCTTCCTCGGCCGCCTGGTGGGCCTCGGCCTTGGCGGCGTGCATCTTGGCGGCGGCCAGGTGCTCCTTGGCCTTGTCGGCGTGTCCTGCGCCCTTGTGGTAGGCGGCCAGGGCCTTGTGGTGCGCCTCGGCCACCTTGTGCGCGTCGTGCGCCGCCTCGTGGGCGTCGGCGGCCCGGTCGTGCGCCGAGGCGCTTTTGGATCCGGCGGCGTGCTTGCTGGCCTTCTCGGCCGATTTCGTGGCCTTCTCGGCGGCCTTGCTCGCGCCCTCGGCCGAGTCGAAACGGCCCTTGTCGTCATGGTTGGGGTTGAAACGGGCTTCAATCTGTTCGGTCAACGACATCGCATCTCCTTGGTTGGTTCGAGTTTCGAGGCCGAAGGGGACAGTCCCACTTTCGTCGAACGAAAGTTGGGACAGTCCCCGGCCCCGCATCTGCATGGCATCGGAAAAATTGGCGGCGTACTGGTCGCTGGCGGCCGCGTCGTGCATGGCGGCGGCCTTGGTGTGGAAATCGGCGGCGGCCGTCTTGCCCTCGGTCTTGGCCGACTCGGCCGCTTTTTGGTGCGCGGCGGCCGCCTTCAGTTCCAGGGCCCGCGAGGGCAGGCCAGAATTCTCCTTGGCGCGGAGCGTCTCCCGCGTGGCCCGGTGGGCCTCGGCGGCGTCCGGCCCGTGCTTGGGCTGCTCTTCGTCGCGGCGCTCGGGGTAATTGCCATAGCAGCGGGCCTCCAGATCCGCCAGGTCCAATTGCCGCTTCAGGTAATCCACGCTCGGTCGCTTCTCCATGTCTTCGATCTCCCTCTGCTTCTTGGTTTGGGCGGCCGCGTCGGCAGCCGCGCGTTTTTCTGTTTCCACTTTTTGGGTCGCCGCTTCGGCGGCGGTCCGCTTCTCGATGGCGAGCGCCTCCTCCAGCGAGCGCTTGGCCACGGTCACGTCGGAGGACTTGTACGCGGCATCGACGACAATCGAGATGTCGTCCAGGTCCTTGAATTCGCTGATGGTCCGCAGGCGGGAGCCGTCGGGCAGCGTGGTCCAGTCCTGCCGGCCGCAGATGAAGGCGAAGCTCATGCCCACGCGGTTGCGGCCCACGACCACCGCGGCATCCTTGGCGGCCGTCGTCGGGCCGGCGTGGATCACAAAACCCAGCCCGCGATCGTCCTCAAAGAGCTTCAGCGTGCCGGTCTCCATGTCGCCCAGCACATTGCGGACCTCCTTGCTGTGGTCGAGGATGGCAAAGAGGTTCCGCGTCGGTTTGGCCAGCCACTTGGCGGCCGCCCCGCGCTTGATGGTTTCGACGAAGCCGCCCAGGTCGTCGCTGCGGGCGTCCCACTCGAAGACGTAGCCCGAAAAAACGTCGCCCCCGTCGTCGCCCTTGGCGGCGCGGAGTTCGGCCGGTTTGCGGATGATGCGGATTTCTCGTTCGGCGGTGGTCATGGCATCGGTTTCCGTTTGTTGCGCCCCTGCGGGGCTGAGGTTTTATGGCTCTGCGCACCCAGGGCGTTGCCCTGGGCTATCGAGTCAGGCCCCTTTGGGGCGGGGGCGTTTCGCGTTTTCGTGCTTTCGTGATTCCCTTCCGTGTTCGTTCCGTGTTTCATCCGTGGCTGCTTTTCCTTCCTGCCGAAGGCCCGTTCCCAGTTGCGTTCGAACTGTTCGCGGCTGACCAGGCAGGGCCGGCGGCGGCTACCTTTTCCCATATCAGGCTTCTCCCACGATGCCGCAATGGCAGGTGTCGTTCAGGGGCGGATGATGGCGGCCTTCGGCAAACGGTTCGTCGATGGCCACGACGCGGCCGTTCAGGGCGCGGCACTCTTCGCCGTCGGCCGGGTTGGCCACCCAACGGAGCGACTTGCAGCCGGCGGCGCGATAGGCTTCCCGCGTCAAAAAGCCGGCGGCCTGGCGGAGCTGGCGATCGGCGGCGGCGGGGGCCGACTTCTCGCGCAAGAGCATGGCGGCGTCGATCCGATCGGCGATCAGAGCAGGTGAATTCTGAGCAGGTGAACAGTTGACCGGTTGCTGTCTCACCTGTTCACCTGCTCCATCGCTCACCTGTTCTTTCTCGCCGGTCATCATGTCGGCCAGGTGCTGCTTGGCCTGGTGCACGTGGCGGCCGGCCAGCGTCTTGGCGTAGGCCCCCACGGCCGCGTCGTCGCCAAGCTGCATGTCGCCGTCGGCGCGCTCCTCGGCCACGTGGCGGCGGAGGACCACGTTCAGCGTGCTCAGCGGCGGGACGAACGAGTCGCCGATCTGCTCCCGGTAGGCGTCGTAAAACTCATTGGCGCGCCGCTCGAACTGCTCGGGATGGTTTTCCCGCAGGTGCTTCGTCAGGCCGCGGATGGCCTTCGACTCTTTGCTGGCGACCCGGGCCGCCACATCGCAGAACACGGGGGCCAGGGCGTCGACCGCCTTTTGGCGCGCGTCAAGGCTGCGCTGCTCGAAGACCGGCTGCTCGGCCGCGGCCGATCGTTCTTCGTCCGCGGGCTCCTCCGCAGGATCAAAGCCCACGCCGTCGGTGAGGAGCGCGACGTCCTTGCACTTGGCGGCCGCCGCGGCGATCGCCGCGCGGACCGAATCGGCCGAATCGTCGTCGAAGGAGGCCGCCGCCAGCTCGGCCGCCAGGTCCCCCGGGGCGTCGGACGATCCGGCCGAAAGCAGCGCGTCGGTTTGCGGCCCGGGCGAATCCGCCGCGGCGGCGGCGCGGAAGTCGGCCAGGCCGCCGCCGCTGGCGACGTCGGCCACATATCCCCGCGAATCGTAGATCGAGTAGCCCATCGGTTATCCCTTTCGGTTGGCGGCCACGTCTGAAAGCTTCATATCGCCGCGGACCACGGCCCTCATTTCCGTTTTGCTCACTGGCGTCATGGCCGAAACTCGGAACGAGCCGACGCCCTGCTTGAGATAGAAGCGGTTGCCCGAATAGGCGTCCTTGTGGGCGCCGCCATTGAAGGTGTCGCGATCATCGACGGCCACGGTGTAGAGGGCGGCCTTGTTCTGCTTGCCCCAGGCCTCCTTCCGCTCTTTCGAGTCGGGGTGCATGGTGAGCTTGTCGTTGGCCTGGTCGCAAAGCGTCTTGACTTCCACGGCCGTGTTCCGCCCTTTGCCGTCTGTGCCCAGCACGTCCATCGGCTTATTGTCGCTGCTGACCTGGTGGCCGATGATCGCGGCCACCTCGCGCTGGCGGCGATCACCCTGGTTCTGCTTTTCCTTGCTCGCAGGCTTATAGGCGGCCTTCGCCTTTTCGGCGCGGGCCTTTCGGCCCTGACCGGGCCTCGGCCCGCTGCCCGGGCCGCCACGCTGTTCGACGCCGGCATCGGCGGCGGTGCCCCGGCTGGTTTTGGCCAGCGCTTCGCGGTTGACGGCCAGATTCTTAAACTCGCGGGCCTGCCCCTTGTGCCAGCCGGCGCGGACGTGGTGCTCCATCGCCGCGGCGACCTTCGGATCGGACAGCGAGGCGCTGCCGGCATGCCAGGCCTTCACCAGGTCGGGGTCCGCCTTCGCCTTGTGCTCCGATTCGGCCGCCTTGTGCGCCTTCTGGGCCTCGCGATAGGCGGCCGCGATCTCCGCATGGCTGGCGTTGGGATCGTCGCGCACTTTGGCGGCCTTCTCGCTGGCTGCCTTGGCCCTGTCGCTGGCGGCGGCTGCCGAGTCGGATCCGGCCCCCTCGGTAAACTGCCCATTGGCCGGGTCGTGGTTCGCATTGAAACGTGACTCGACGGCGGCACTGCTGGGCAAGCCAGCAGTGGCACCCGAACGCTTGGCCGGCTGCCCTTCCCCATCGCCTCCCGGTCCACGCCCCACGCTCCCCGACTCCCCATCCGGCGGCCCGGTCATGTTCGGCGGCGGATAGATCGTGCCCAAAACTTCCTGCGGCAGGCCGTCCTCTTCGCGGGCCTCCTCCTTCGACATCCATGGGCCGCCGGTGGCCGTGTGCAGATAGCCCATGCGCGTGGCGGTATCGGCCGCGTCCAGGGCCTTTAAGGCCTGGTCGTATTCCCAACAGTACTCCTCGCCGCTGCCGGCGGGGACCGGCGGCGTCATCTTCACGTCCAACTCCTGCCGCCAGTTCTCGGCGATGGGATGCAGGGTGATCATGTTCAGCGCCAACTGCTGCTGTTCGGCGTTGCTGAAGGTGCCGTGGCTCAGGTCGCCGAGCACGGTGGGCGGCACGCCCAGCATCAGGGCGATCTCGAAGATGGAGAACTTTCGCGCCTCCAGGAGTTGCGAGGATTCGGGGTCGATGGTGGTCTGCGTGAATTTCACGCCGCTGTCGACCAGGGCCAGCTTGTGGCGGTTGCCGCGCGAGGAGTATCGGTTCTGGAAATCGGTCTGATACTTCTCGACCGTGGCGGGCTTCATGCCGGCGGGCAGCTCGACCAGGCCGCCGGCCACCGCGCCGTTGGCATAGAACTCGCCCGAGTACTCGTTCTGCGCCTGGGCGATGGCCAGGGTGTTTTCGTGGAGTTGCACCAGGTTGTAGCCGGTGACACCGTCGAAACCCGGATTGCCCTTAATGTGCAGGATCTCGTAAGGCAGGAAAATTTCCCGGCCGCCGTCGATCGTGTAGAAGAGGTCCCAGGGGAACGGGCTGGCGGGATCCGTGTTTTTGCACAGCCGAGGGATCACCCGCGACGGGTGCAGCGGATAGAGCGCGATGGGCGTCAGGTCTTTTTGTCGCAGGATCCAGGCGTAGCCGTTGCCCCAGCCCTTCGCCCAGGACTGCAAAAGCTCCCAGAAATTGTAGGCGGTGGTGTACTGGTTGGCCGCGCCGGTCAAGAGCCGCCAGTGCAGGCCGCGATCGTTCGTCTTCTTGCCGGCCGAGTCGCTGTGGACCATACGCCAGCGGCGGCAAATCTTGGCCATCGACTGGGCAATCACCTCCACGCCGCGGCGGAAGACGTAGTTGCAATCGGCCGAATAGTTGTCGACCCGGATGCCGGTCGACGTCATGGGGTAATTCCCAAACAGCGTGTGGGAATCGTTCAACGGCACCGGGCCGTAGGAGGCGGCGCGGCGCTCGAGGCTGGTGCGGTGGCGATGTTTTGCGGAGTGGAAGGTCATTGGAACCCTTTCGGGAGTTGCGGGCTAAAGCCCGCCAGTATTCAGTTTTCAGTTTTCAGTTCGCATGCGAATGGACCGTCGTTTTCCGCGTCAGCGTACTGAACACTGAAAACTGAACACTGAACACTAGACCATGATGATGTGATCCAGGTTGTCGTAGATGCTTGCGCCGGCGGGTTCCGCACCGGCGCCCGAGGCGGCGCAGCCCACGGCCATCACCGCGGCCACGGCCAGGTCGATCTTTTCGCGGCTCCGCCGCTTGTTGAAGCGGCGGCGGCCGCCCGTATCGGTATAAATCACCGCGTTGGCCACGCACCAACGCAAGGCGCGGTGGCCGCCGTGGCGGAGCTTGCGGTCGAGGATCAGCTTCTCGGTGGCCAGGATCGGCTCGTTCATCGCGCCGCAGCGCTGGTCGTGCTCGACCAGTTGCTCGGCGGAAAAACCGTCCTCCTCGGCCAGCTTGGTGAGGAGATAGCGGGCATTGTTGGGGTCGAAGGCGATGCGCTGGATCTCCCAACCCCAGGCGTCGCGGGCCGTGCGGAGCGTATCGCGGAGCTCGTCGTAATTTACGCTGTCCCCATCGGTCAGCTTCAGCAGGCCCATGTCGGCCCAGGTAATGTAGGGGACGCGGTTGTCGCGGGTCCGTCCGACGGCGTTTTGCCGCGGACACCAGGCGAAGGCGAGAAGATCCGCCGAGCCGTCCTCACAAGGAAAGCAAAAGGCCATGGCCGTCAGGTCGGAGAGGCTGGAGAGGTCCGCGCCCACCCAGCATTTCCGGCCGCGGAAGCGCTCGATCGTCTCGGGCCGCAGGCCGTGCCCATCGTAAAAATCGCCGCCGGCACAGGCCTGCCACGCGCTGCCCTCTTCGACGGACAGCCAGGGGCTGGAGGTGGCCACGTCTTCGTTGCAGCGCTTGCGGCGGAAATTCGCCACGCTGGCCGGCGATTCTTTGGCCTTCTGGCAGAGCCGGCGGAGGTCCTCGATGTTGACCGATACGCCCAGATTCGGATTGGCCTTGAGCCAAACACGTTCATCCTGCCACGAGTCGCCCTCGTCGAGCGTAAAGATCATGCCGAACCAGGTGTCGTCTTCCACCGCGCCGGTGAGCACGTCCTCGGTGCGTTTTTTGAGCTCGGCATAGATCGACTCGGGCGAACCGTCGCCGGCCGTGGTGATGCCGATCAAGAGCGGATTTTCCCGCGCGCCGGTGCCCGACTCGATCACGTCCCAGACGGCCCGGTCCTTGTGGGCATGGACCTCGTCGATCACGGCGCAGGACGGGTTCAGGCCGTCGAGCGTGTCGGCGTCGCGCCCCAGGGGCTGATAGGTGGACTGCGTCGATTCGACGGCCAGCGCCCCGCGCGACACGCCGATGATTTTTTTCAGCGACGGGCTTTTCAGCACCATCTTGCGGGCCTCGGACCAGACGATCTTGGCCTGGTCGCGCTTGGTGGCGGCGGAGTAGACCTCGGCGCCGGCCTCTCCGTCGCAGACCAGGGCCTTCAGGGCCAGGCCGGCGCAGAGCGTCGACTTGCCGTTTTTGCGCGCGACGACGATTAGCACCGTGTTGAAGCGGCGGCGGCCGTCGCTGCGCATCCAGCCGTAGACGCACCACACGATGAAAATCTGCCAGCCCTCGAGGCGCAAGGGCTTGCCGGCCCATTTGCCCTTCGAGTGCGGCAGGCATTCGACGAACTGCACCGCCAGCCGCGCGGCGTCGGCGTCGAAGTGGAGGCCCCGCTTCGCACTGTGCTTCAGATCGCGGACGTGGCGCGCGACGGCCAGCTTGACCCACTTGCAGGCCACGATCTCGCCGGAGCTGACGCCGGCAATGTAGGCGCGCACGCGGGCCTCGATCGTCTCCGGTTTTTTCGCGGCGGCTCGTTTGCGCGTGGCGGTGGGCATGTTCTTGGCGGCGGTTAATTTCTGCGGAGCGATCCGGCGATGAGCTGGGCAATGAGGTCCGGCTCTTCCTTGGCGTTGCTGATCGACAGGCCCGCGCGGGCCGAGGGCGTCATGCCGAACTGCACGAGCAGCTTGGTGAGCTTGCCCCAGGCCTTGTTCATCACGCCGACGGCCGGGTGCTGGATGATGTTGCCCTTATCGGTGCAGGTGACGTACTTCATTCCCATCTGGTCGGTCCGCGCGGCCTCGTCGACGATCGCGCGGCATTCGCAGTACTCGGCCAGGGCCTCGCATAGCAGGCCGAGAGCCACCTGGTCGAGTCGCGTCAGCAGGCCCTCGCGAAACAGGTGGGCGGCCAGTTCTTTCCAGTGCGGGGCCGCCGACTTCGCGGCCCACGAGGGAAACGGCGGGATCTCGGCCGCGGGCTTCGGCTCGTCGCGCTGCCGGCCCGGGCGCAGCGTGCCGGCCCGCGCTTTGAGCGCCGTCGGCTTCGGTTTCGTTCCCCTTTTCCCCACCTCCGACCCCCCCTATCAAAACTTGGCTGCGCGCCAAAGAGCCGTAGACGCGGTTCCGGCGACCAACCAAAAAAAGGTCCGACCCTGCCCCCCCCATCCAAATAACCGCGCCAATCGTCAGCGCGCCTGTTTGGCCGTTTTTCGCATGTGGCACTGTTTATGCGCGAGCCGCACATTGCGCGCATCGAGCCGCAACGGATCGTCGAGCCCGTGGAACGGGACGAGGTGATCGCCGTGGATCTGCCCGCCTACGATCGGCAGGCCGCACTCCTCGCAGAGCACAATGCCGCCGCCGGCCAGCCTGCGCTGCTCAATCACTCTCGCCCGCAGCCGATACCAGGCCGCGTCGTAGCCGCGCGCCTGCCGCGTAGCCGTGTGCTGCCAGCCCGTGCCGGCCCGCGGTCCGCAGACGCTGCACACCCCGCCGCGCACCAGGCCGCGGCATCCGCTTCGACCGCATAATCGTGCCGGCGCGCTGGGCATCGTCCGTCTCAGGGTTTGGGGTTCGTGCCGATCACGAGGCTGCCGCTGAGCAGGCCGACGGGATCGCTCGGCCCCGTGACGTCCCACAGCACCCAGCTCATTGCCCGCGGCTGCTGCAGGTGCGCCGGAGCGATGGCCACGTCCACCTGGTTCGCATGGTCGGGGTCGACGGTCAGGCGATCGTCCCCGCTGCCGGCGGTGCTGATCGCAAAAAGTTCCACCGTCGGCGACGCCGCATCGGCAAAAACCATCTCCAGCGCGCGGCCGGTAAGCGCCACGTCGTTGCCCTCCGCGTCCACGACGGCGAGCACGGTCTGATAGGCGCCGAACTGGTAGCCCTGCGCCAGGCTCACCGGCTGAACTTTTGCCGGCGTCGCACCCACGACGGGCGAGACGACCAGCATTTTCACATTCGCCAATGCCGTGGTAATCGCCGAGCCGATGCCCGCGAACGACGAGGCCAGGGCCGAGGCCACGGCCGTGGCCGTGTCGGATGCCAGCATGCCGAAGCTGCTCAAGGTGCGCGTGGTGTAGGCCCAGACCGCGGCCGGCAGTCCCGCCACGTCGCCGGCGATCGTGTGCCCGTCGGCCGGCGTGCCGAGGGCCGCATTCGCCGCGGTGGCCTGTGCCGCCGCGACCGGAGCCGCATATTCGGCCGCGTTGCAAATGGGGATCGGCCCGGCATCTCCAGTCCCGATGTAAACGCCTTCCAGGCTGGGGCAGGTCCAAATGCCGGCGGCGGAGATCAGTTGCCAGCTATGACTCGTTGGGTTGTACGAGATGGTTCCGGCTTCATTGCCGTATGTCAGCCCGAAATAATTGTTGGAAGTTATGGTCCCCATCGAGTAAATGCCGCCGAGCGAAGAATCGGGCACGAAGAAAGGTGACACGTACAGGGCAACCGGTGCATCGCTCTGCAACCCTTGCATGATTGCGTTTGGGCTGCCGCTTCCGGGTATGCCAACCGGGGCCGTGTTGCCCAATTCGCCGCTGATGAGGTTGGCGTAGTTGGTCGCCGTCAGCACTGTCACATTCGGTTCGAACCACGCCAGGCAGCCGCTCGATTGCACGTCTACGCGAAACGAATTGAAGCCTGACGGCCAGCCTGCCAAGGACAATTGCGCGCAGCCTTGCGCGTCGGTCTCGCACAGCACCGTGCTGCCGGCCTCGTCGTATAGCGTGGCGATGGACTGCTTCACGCCCGCAAAAGTGATCCAAACCTCGCTGGCCAAGACGTTGTGCGAGCCCTGCGGTACGCCGGCCGAGTTGACCAAGGGGCCGATGGGTATGGTGGTTGCGTCTGCGGAGATCAGCAGCATGGTTGCGCCTTAGTGTGCGGGGATGGTGAGCGTGCCGCCGGTCAGGGCCGAAAGTGTACCGCCAGAGGTCAGGGCGGTTGCGGACAGCACCAGGCCGTCGCCGGCCGAGGTGAGGATGTCGCCGTCCCAGAGTGCCGCGCCGCCGCTGGTGGTCACGCGAAACCAGACGGCCGTGCCGCTGGCCGTAATCGAGGCCGCCGCCACGGTGCCCAGCGTCAGCACGCCGTTGGACTCGCTGGCCGCGGGGCTGGGAAGCGTGTAGGTTGCCAGGGCCGTAACGCCGGCCTCCCCATCCGGGTTCGCCGGGCGGGAGGCGGGATAGACGATCAGCGAGCCGCCGGCCAGCAGAGCCAGCAGCCCCTGGTGCGAGCCGTCGCCGGCACAGGCCGCCGCGGCGGCGTTGGAAAGCATGGAAGACATCGGTTCAGCTCCTCAGTAGCAGGTTGTAATAGTTCTGCGCCGGGATCGGACTGTTATACGTCGCGGCCAATGCCGCGCTGGATAGTTTGGACCGGGCCGCCAATGAGGCGGTAATGCCATAGTTCGCCGAAAGCGTCGCGCTGGGCCTCTTCGCAGTGGCCGCCAGCGCGGCATGGATTCCATAGGTTGCGGAGAGAGTCGCGCCGGGTTTCTTGGATTGGGCTGCGAGGTTTGCGGCGATTCCGTATGCCGCCGACATTGCGGCCGCCGGACGCTTTGCAGTAGCCGCCAGAGTTGCGGTTGTCGCCGCCGCGCTCCACGAAAAGATGATTTGCCCGTTTGCGCCCGCGCCGCCGGCATTGCCCGAGGCGGCCTTCGCACCGCCGCCACCACCGCCGCCGGGAGCCGTGCCGGCCTGACCGGCCGTGCTCCCGACAACGCCGCCGTGCCCGCCGGCTGAGTAGCCCGTGCCGCCGGTGCCTGCGCCGTTTCCACCGTTGGCACCCACGCCACCCATGACGCCTGGCCAATCAGGCGTACCGGCAGACGGCCCCGCTGCCGCGCCGCCGCCGCCGCCGTTTCCCGTTCCCGTGCCGCCAGCGCCGCCGGCGCCGCCATCGTAGTAGTAGCTACCGTTCTCGCTGGTGCCGCCGGGATCATTACCGCCATTGGTCTGAGAAATACTGGCGACTCCGCAATCGCAACCACGTAATCCGCCGGTGTTCAAGCTGCCTGATGCACCGCCTTGCGCCCACACATCGTTGCAGCCGTTGTTCCAGGAAAACACATTCACCCCGTAATCGTTATATTGCTGCGTCTCCAGCGCCGTGTCCGCGCTGCCCGGCGTAGCGGACGTGGCGGGGTTGCCCTGCGTGCCGCCATGCGCGCCGACCTGGAATGTGTAAGGGCCTCCCGCAGCCGTCAACAGCAGCGTAGCCTCGCTGTAGCCGCCGCCGCCGCCGCCCGCTCGGCCGTTTGTCGAGGTGCCGTTGATGCCGTTTCCGCCGGCTCCCCACGCCTGTATGGTGAGCGTGGTATCGGCGTCGAGAGTCAGGCTGTGCGCGCCGGGCGTGGTGTACGGCGTGCCGCTCGCGATCGGGTTGCCGTCGATCTTTACGGACATAGTTTTCAGTGTTCAGTGTTCAGTGTTCAGTTTCCAGTGCCCGCTCTTGCTGCTGAACACTGAAAACTGAACACTCGCTCAGGGCCTCGCCTCGATCTTCCGCCGCCACGTCGCCGCGTCGCGATCGAAGGTCGGGTTCAGGCTCTCCCACTTGTCGAGGTGGCCGCCCAGCTCGTGACAGCGGCGGCAAACGCAGCGGCAGTTCTTCGGGTCCAGTTCGCGGGCCGGATTGGTGTGATACGGCTCCTCGGCATGGTGGACTTCCGTCGCCGGCCGGCCGCACATTACGCAGTCCGGATGGTCTGCGAGCAAATGCCTTCTGAAGGCCGGCCACTGCCCCGAGCGTCGCGCGCCCGGGCGCAGGCCCCGGTCGCCGAGCAGCCGCTTCAGATGGTGGACGATTCCGGCGATCATCAACGTGGGGCGGGGACCGTCGGGCGTGGGGCGGATTGTTCCAGGGCCTCTACGCGATCCCGCAGCCCGCAGCCGGCGGGCGTATGGGCCACGGCCTCGACGTCCGTCAGCCGTCCGCGCATCCGCCGTTGCTCGCGGCCGATCTTGGCGACCGTCTGGAGCAGTTGCTTGATTTGCTGAAGTTCGTCCAGTACATTGGCGAACCAGGCCCCCGAGTGCCACGCGGCGCGGAGCAGCTTCCAGGCGGCGACGGCGGCCGCCGGCAGCGCGACCAGCGCGGCGAGCGAGTAGTAAACGGCTTCCCAGTGGATGGATTGCCAGGCGTCGTAGATGTGCTCGTTCATGGTGCCTAATCCCTAATCCCCAATCCCCAATCCCTGCCAAGAGACTCGCCGGCGGGCGGACGGAGAAGAGCGGCTGCAGCTCACCATACGGTGCCATCGCGAGACGCGCCCTCGTGCTCCCCGAATCCGCCGGCGAGCGGGTCAGAACAGGAGAACAGGGGATTAGGAGAACAGGTGACCGATCACCCTGCTTCCCCGTTTTCTCGCCTGCTCTCCTGCTCCAATTTCACCTGTTCACGCTGCCGCGATTGCAGCCAGTCCGGCGGCCTTGAGGACGGCCGGGTTGCTCGTGGACAGCGCGGCCACTTTCTTGGCCAGGGCCAGGGCCTCGGCCGGATCGGCCAGTTGCGCCGTGGTCACGTTGTCGGCCACGCCCTGCAAAAGCGTCTTGAGTTGCTTCGGATCGCGCAAGGCGCGGAGCAAGACCTTTCCTTCGGCGACGGCCGCAGGCAGATTGCCGGAGGCCAGGGCGTGCAGGATCCGCGTGGTATGGTCCAGGCCGTACTTCGCGGCCAGCGTGGCGGCCTCTTGCAGATCGGCGTCGACGGCCAGCTTCTTGTCGAGCAGCTTGAAAATGCCGTAGACGATCAGAGCGCCGGCGGCAGCCGCCACCAGGTACATCGGATCAAAACCGCCCGCCCCGGCGATCGGCAGCATGGCGGCGGAGCCGCTCGAGCCGGCCGCGTTGACGCGCGACTTGAAACACAGCGCGCCCGTGACCAGGCCGCCGGCCAGGACGGCGAGAATCACCAGGATCGGGTTCGCCTCCGCCTGCTTTGCCTCGGCCTGCTGTGCGGCAGCCGGCAGGTAGTTATTCACGATGGGGGTGGGCGAATCGGGTACTTGCACGTTCACCACCGGGGCCTGCGGGTGCAACAGCGATTGCAGCGGGCAGCGGCCATTTTGAAGCGGACACTGGCCGTTGATGCACTGCGCCGGGGCGGCGGAAGCGAGTAAGAGTCCGACACCGAAGCAGACGGCGGCCGCAACAATCACGGCCAAAACGGTACGAGCATTTTTCTTCACGACAAAGTCTCCCGGGAAATTGGGCTAATCGCGTAGCGATGGCCCGATGGTAGCCGTGGGTTTCAACCCACGGTCGGTTGGAATCAAGGTAAATCCGTCGCCGCCGGCCGTCCGCCATAGCCGCAGGAACTCCGCACGGGGTCGCATGCGGTATCCGGCAGGTCCGTTGCTGTCGAGATACCACGCATGGTCGGCGTCGAAACCGAGAAATAGCACGGCGTGGCCGGGGATCCAGACCAGGCCGCGCAATAGTCGCTGCTGGTAAGTGCCCCAGCCGATCACGGCCGCCAGGTGCAAGTCGCTCGCGGCCTGCAACCAGGCCTCGTCGCCGCACTCCGTCGCGTCCCACGCCAGGTGTCGGAGCTGCGCCTTGCGGGGCAGGTCTCGGATCCACGTCGGCCCGGCGAAGTGTGC